CACAACAGAAGTTAGCGTAATCGTAGTGTCTGTTGCAGAAATACCACCATTTAATGTAGTCCCTACGGACGATGTTTGCCCATCTAAACGCTGGAACCACACCTGAATTGGGCGGGCCTGCTGCATCTTGTTGGGAATAGTCGCATAGGTAGAAACACTAATACGGGTAATTGTTAGATCAGACTGCGTAGAAGAGTTACCCGCGCCTGTACGAATTACATGTTCTAGCAAATCCACAGTGTCGTTTGGTAGCGCGTAAGTTGCCAAACCCTGAGTAAAGGTAAGCGTCCCTTGCTCAAACGTCCACATGTTAATGCCACGGTTTGCCCAGTCAGCAAACAACAGATTCAATGAACGACGGGCTGTACGCAAGTCGTAGCCCGTGCGAAGTTCGGAGCCCGCACGCTCAAACGCTTCCTCAACAATCTCATTGAGGTCAAGATTAAACGCTGCAACTCCAGAAGTAGTCATCTAAATCCCGCCGTTTTCTTTGCAATTGTTTTTGGTTGCGCTACAAACTGCTTTCCAGCTTTCTTGCCAGCACGCTTTGCACGTGTTGTAGCGGCATATTCTGATGGTGATAAAGACTTAATAGCTGCTTCGGGCAAAGTGTAGTTGCCAGCCGCGTTTACTTTGCCGCCTTCAGCATACTGTGTAAAGTCAGTGTCATCCCGACGAGCTTTACGCTTGCCCTTGGGCATTTTGCTTGGGCTAATATCACCCATTCCACGGGATGCCATCATACAAACCTACCTCTGGTTTTACCCTTAGTAGCAATGCCGTCAGCGCGTTTAGAAGCGGAAGACACTTTAGAAGTCATGCCACCAGAAGCTATCTTTTTAATTTTACCGCCACGTTTGAATGCTTCAACACTCACACCTTCTTCATCAAATCGTGGTTTACCACTACCGCCACCGCCACCGCCGCTACCACCAGCAAATTGGCCTAAGTCTCCGTATCCGGGAGCAGCAAATTCACCTTCTTCGGAACGTTTTGCTAGTTCACGTTTTGCAAGTGTGGAATCAAAACCACGTACTGGAATTTCAGCCGTCTTTGCTAATTCCCGCGCATCGGCCACATCATACATAGGGTCGTCAGCCCTACCGCTTCTATTATCAGCATATACACGTTTGCGGAGCATATCGTTATAGGCATCCGCTGCCGCTACCTGTGCTGGATCATAACTAGCTCCCGGAACCCGGAATGCATCCGAACTACGAGTAACTCGTGGCGGTAAAGATAATTTTGTAGCCATGATTTAGCACATCTTTCCACGGGTCTTACCCTTAACGGCAATACCATCAGCACGACGGGAGGCGGTCATACCACCGGAGGCCATCTTGGTAACCTTGCCACCACGCTTCATGCCATCGCCTTTGTAGTTCTCTTCGCTGGGCAAACGAGTACCGTCTTCATAGCGACCAGAATACTCTCTGCGGGCTTTTTCGTTAGCGTCAGTTTCACGTCGATAGTTATCAACTTCTTCTTCGTCTAAACGAGCCTTAGCATCTTTGGACAATTCAACTTTGTCGCGGCGGTTTGCTGCTTTTTCAGCGGCGCTACCAAGGCCAGATTTATCAACCATCTTTTTACCGAGACCAGTCTTTTCGTCAATCTTACGGCCAACCCCGTAACCAATTTCAAACATAACTTGACCAGCACCAGCACGGCCAACGTTACGGTTATCCGCACGTTTGCCAGCTTCCCGAACGGCTTCTTTAGCGCCGCCAGTAAGCTTAGAAGAGTCTACATTACGGCCTTTTTTGCCTTTTGCAAAGTCTTCTTTAGCCCGCTCCACGACGTCATCTTTAAGACCGGGTGCCAACTGATCCACCTTTAGCCTTCTTTTCAAACATATCACCCATACTTACGCGTGAAGAAAGGTCGTAAGCGGCTTCGTTATTTGCAGCGGCTTTACGATCTGCAACTTCGGCTTTAGCCGCTTCCATTTTTGCGCGAGTCTCAGGATATATAACTTCGTCTTGAGACTCAGGCGTGCGCCTAGGCTTGTATTTTTTAGCTGCTGCTGGTGTCATTGGCATGATGTTTCCTTAACAGGCTTTGCCGCCCATGTTCATCTTAACCATTTTGCCCTTGGTTTTACCCTTAGTGGCAGCGCCGTTAGCAGCGGCGCGGAACGTACCGCCACCAGCCAACTTAGTCATAGGCTGACCTTTGTGCAAACGACCTTCGTGTTTGTTCACAGCCTTCTGCATCATAGACTTGTCTTGCTTCATGTCTGCTTTAGCCATGCCGCCTAAAAGCAGGCTTACCGTCTTTCATGGGCATAGCGCCGCCGCTGGAATATCCGCCCATGTTCATTTTCTTTGTAGCCATAGTATCACCACCTTCTTTCATGATTGACATCTTGCCATGAAGTGTCTTGGGTTTGTTAACTTTTTGAAGGTCAGCACGGGATGTATCTGAGCCCTTACCAAACTTCATACCTTTACTTGCTCCACTAAACTCTTTTGCAACTGAAACCGGGATGCCAGCCTGTTTTGCAAACGCTGGATTATGAGCCGCTGCATCCATGAATTGCTTTTGCTTTTCACTTTTTGCTGGCATCATCGCCCCGCTTGAATAAGTTGGTCAATTTTTGCTTCAAGCTTGTTAAAGCGTTGGTCAATGTGGTTCGTAATGCGATCCACTTCTGCTTGAGTAACGTTATCACGAGCAACCTCCTCACGGGTCATGCGGTGTTTAAATCTAGCACATCCGGCCTTTTGTTTTTCCACGTGAAGCAATACCATCAGCGCGTTTAGAAGCAGAGGACACCTTGCCACCATCTTTGAGTCTGTCCCATATAAAAGCGTCGCGTCCATAGCTACGTTTTTGAGCGGGGGTCAACGCCCTTATTTGTGCGTCTGTCAGGTCAAAATAGTTAGGTTTGTCTTTGGGGGGTTTGGCAACGGTACCCCGACCAGTCGGCTCTACGTACGGGTATTCTGTCTTGTTACCTTCGGTTTTAGCGTTATTCAACGCCTCTTCACGACGGGACGCGGCAAGTTCTTTATCTTTTGCCGTTGCCTCTTTTTCGCTTTTAGAACCTTTAGTCGTGTCTATAACTTCACGCTTAACATTACCAGCGCTTCGGCCACCGCCACCACCGCCAGCAGGGGCAGCACCGCCACCGCCTTTTGGTTCGTCATCGTAGTAAGGTGTACTTCTTGCCATATCAACACTTCCAAGCTCTAAGTGATTTGTTTATGCGTGAGTCTGGGTCTTTGGCGGTTTTGGGGGATGTCAATTTCTTTTTCATCCCTTCCATCCTCGCACAAAAAGAGTCGCGCCGGGAGCCGCCTTCTGGCTGGGGAGGTTTCAAGTTCATGCCTTGCTTTTTCGCGGAGGCGCGTCCCTTGGCATTCAAGCCACCCTTGGGATTCTTGCCTTCTTTCCTCTGCCATGCTGGACTCTTAGCCATAGAACGCCACCGCTGCGCATGTTGCGCCAACAGAAACTACAAGACTTGTTGAACAAATAACACCTTCGCCGGGAATCCAAATACTAGACATACCAGCAGCGCCAATTGTGAATGTAAACAACGTAGTTGAACCGTCTTTAATGACAATCGTACTAGCGCCTGTTGCGCTATACCAAAGACCTTTAAAACGGGTACGCCCTGTATACGCAGTTGTGTCAGTACTTACTGGACACGTTACGCCTTTAACGTCTGTCTGCATCATAATTAATCCCCTTAAAAATGGGGCCGAAGCCCCCTAGACTAATTAGACTTGGCTGGGGTTAGCAGCGCCATCAGAGCCTTTAACGACGTACACGCATGTAATCGTAGCAGCGCCGCCACTGGCTGTACCAGCGCAAGCGTAGATTGCTTGGACGACCAAGTCAGTTGCGCCAACATTCAAATACGTAGCGATCTGTGCGCCTGTAACAGTTGTAGTTGCGCGGCCAACAGCCAAAGGTGTAGTGGTAGCACCGCCAACGGTAGCCAAAGAAGTGCCAGCGGCAGTTTGAATAGTGATGGTGTTACCAGTAGTACCAGCGTAAGCAGTGGTAATGTCTACCAAGAATTCTAAAATTTGTGCGCCAGCGGGCAAAACAAACAAAGTGGTAGCAGTTGTGTCGCTAACAGTGGTTGCGCCTGTCTGGGTAACAACGGTTGCACCCATGTTGCGGATAGTGCCCGCAGTGGTGCCAGTAGTGTTTTTAACAGTGCCAAGCAGCCAAGGGCCAAGGTGAGTTGCGAATCCCATGATATGTGTCCTTACATACAAGTTAAGTGCATCAATCTGTATGTCGTCAGCCGGGACTGTTTGATGCACCGGAAAGCCCGGATTAAAGTCAATATACACCAAAAGAAAAGGGGGCACAAGGCCCCCTTCACATATTTCCGAAGAAATATTAGGCTGAACCGGGTGAACCGAAGGTACCCAATGGATCAGACCAGCCGAAGCTATAACGCTCACGGGCTTTGTAACGAACGTTACCTGTGTCGAAGTCACCGTCCATCTTGTTCTCCAAAGGAGAGCGGATGAAA